ATGTCTTTCTAATCTATCTACTTGTTGAAATAATTGATATGGCAAATTGTTAACAGGTTTTGATACAGATGAGCCAGGTGTGAAATAGTTTACAGCACCTCTACCTTTTCTATACTTACCTGATTCTATTTCACCAACAATGTTTGTTTCTGTAAACACCGCATCTTCCATAGCGATAGTACCAAGAATGTTAATCTTAGCCATGTTTGCCATAAGTCCTGTAATGTGTTGAAACTGACTTTGCATTTGGTCAAATGAATATCTTTTTGCTACAACGAAACAAGGACCTGATTTTAATATGTTTGGCATAAAATCTATTATTTTATTGTTCTCAGGTAAAAATACATAAGTACCTTCTTTATCCCTAAACTCTACAACTACTTTTCCTTGACCAGTTGAGTTAGCCCAACTGCCTTGTCGTTCAGTTGTTTCTATAAGAACTGAGTATGCACTTTCCTGTGCTGTTTCGTTTTGTGCATAAATGTACTGTTTAGCTTCAGGATATTGTTCAGCAAGTATGCCATGAGGTACTCTACGAATAATTGCTAATTCGTTAGGTTCTTGGTCGTTGCCAAAGTTACCTGGATAACAATTGAAAGAATCTTGTAGTTCTGCATAAGGGTATGGATTATCATTTCTATCTCTTTTGTGGCTTATTGTCCATACAACAAAACCATAACCTGGCAACCATCTAGCTGCTTGTGGTAGTTGTTTATGTAGTTTATTAAATTTATCGTATGAAGTAACAATGCGTTCTATCTTTTCAGATTTCTTTTTTGCTCTTTGTGAGTCATTGTCATTAGTTATATCTACTTTTAAATCTGGCGCTCTACCTAATTTTTGTGCAAATCTCTCTAGCGCTGTTAAAAATAAGTTAGGTGCAGGTAATTGGTTGTATTCAACATTCATCTTGTCACCAAGTAAGGCTTTTACCGCAGCTTCGCCACCATTCATAATGTCACGAATCCTAGACCTATCTAACATTCCCTCTTGATTTATAGCTCGTAAGTAATCTACTTTTTGTGCTAATTGTTCGCTATTTAAAGGCATTTATCTCCAATTATCTATATCTATACTACTAGGTTCATACCCAGAAAAGCTAGGATTATAATCATATCCTAACTCAGCAAATCGTTCTTTTTGCATACGCCTAATTGCTCTCATTGGAAACCAACTAGCCATAACAATGTCAGTTTTAGTACCCACGCTTTTACTCTTGTTCTTTGCAGAACTAAAATAAACTAACTGACTTGTATATAAGTTTACCTTTTCTTGTGCTTCAAAGCTAAGATATGGCAAAGAAATTTTTTGTTCTTGAAACATTGGTCGCATAGCTGTAACACCATACATAGGGTCAAATTTGTTCTTATAAGTTTCGTGACCCTCTAAAAATATTGCATGACCTGATGCAAATTCTCTAATAGATTTGTCCTGTCTAATAGCTTTCTGAAAACCATTTTCTTCTATTACCCAATGAGATACACTGTACTTCATCCACCATTCTTTTATAATGTCTAATGCTTGTGGTATACCTCCACCTAAACTATTGTTCATATCTACCATGTGTAATTTATTTTCTGCAGCATCATAAGCCCACAAAAACGCAGCTTGATAACCTGTAGACGCAGGGTCTAGTCCTGCTATAAGTCTTGTACCTGGTGGTATGTGTCCTATATCTCTTTTTTGGTCACGACATTCCTCTATCTCTACTCTGTCAAACAAAGCAAGTCCATCAGGCATAGCTACATTCAAATACACCATTTCGTATATTGCTCTACCACCTGTAGTTTCTGCTCCTCGTTTTCTATCCATTAACCATTTGTAAGTTCTTTTACCTTGCCACAACATACAGTCCTGGTGTTTGTCCTCTTCCCAGTCAGGTAAATTACATCCTGTATCATGTGCTTCTTCTACAATAGTTTTCCAAGATTCGTTTTCTAAAAGATGTGAATATAAATCGTCATAGTGTTGTCTTGAACCGATAACAACCATAGCGGTGTGTTCCTCTTTACGACTAGAGAGAGTTGTTGTCCACCAACTTCTTGTATTTTCTCTTGATGCAGGTTGCATTGTAGATGTGTGGTCCTCAATGTCATCAGCAATAATTATGTCACAGTCACGAGATAGAATCTTACCACCACGACCAAGACCAACCATTGTCGGACTCTTAATACCTGTAACTGTTCTTGTACCTACAGTAAATCCACTTTGTGACCAAGACTTACCTGTTCTACTACTTGGTTTAAATTTAGGTCCAGGTCCACATATTTCTTCTATTAATAATTCGTTACTTTCAAGTTGGTCAAGTACAGAACTTACTGCGTTCTTTGCAATCTCTTCGTTACCACCTACCCATAAAATACGAATGTTTGGTGTTGTACAAATTATCCATACAGCAAAATGTATAAGCAAATCAGTCTTACCATGTCGAGGCGGAGATAATATCATTTGTTGTTCACCATGTTTTATAGCTTCTAAAATAGAATTAATCCACTTAATGTGAAAGTCTGGCGTTTCGTATGGTTCGCCTTTTTCTGTTTGAAAATATCTATCTCTAAATTTTCTAAAATCTTCTAGTGACTTTTCTGCTACTTGTGGAAGTTCCCAACCATCTTTAGCTTCATCATTTTCTAAATCTTCTATGTATGCGTTGTATGCCATAGAAACTGCAGCTACAGATGTTTTAAGTATCTTGGCTACATCAGACATAGTGTTTTTACCTTTTAGTATCTCTTCGCCTAAACCTGATTCGACAATATCTTTATAAACTTTGCCTCTTCGTTTTTGTACATTTTTTTTGCTAGGTATAACTAACTGGTCATCTTCTTGTGTCCACTCTATACCTTTAGCTTTAGCTCTTTTCTTTTGTTGTGAAATTCTGTTGTAACAACGAGTAGGTTGTAACAACGAGTAGAACAATACTTTCTTGCTTTAGGAGGTAATGGTCTGTGACAACCTGCAGCATAACAAAATTTATTATCTGACATAATTATCACATTCTTTATTCTTACACTTCATATTGTCCTTGGGTAGTAACACCTTTCCACATTTTGGACAGGGTATTGCAATACTCAATTATTTTTTCTTTTTTTTGGAAAAGCCTTTTTTGGATTTTTTCTTCATCCCTTTTGGGTAACCTATACCTTTTGGCATATTGACTCCTAACTTTTTTTCTTTTTCTTACTTTTAGATACTTTTTTCTTTTTTACTTTATATTTTACTATATTACAAAGCACCTTTTTTCTTTACTTGCTTTCTCTTTTTATTTGTTTTTCCAACAGGAGAAAGTTTATAAGTTCTATTGTTTACATGTATATTGTCAAGAGTATTACGACTTAGTTTATAATTTGTCTGGTCCTCTTTACCTAACTTATCAAAAACTTTTTTATTCATCCTACTCATATTATTTTGTTTTTTTCTTGCCATTATATCTCCTAAATATATTTCTTTAATAATAACACAAAACCTCCCCGAAGGGAGGTTCTGTTATCGTACAGTCTGTCCATTTACTGTAATGAAAAATATGAAAGTTCACAAAACTATTACATCTCTTTACACCAGTACACCACATACTTTTGTTACTTAAAGATGAAAAGTTTTCTTTCTTTTCATAAATTGAATTGTATCCTCATACAATTGCCTGGATTTTCCAGGTATAAGTACTATAGTACGCCCCCTGGTTTAGTAGGTGAAAAAAATTTTTTTTTATATATGCCCTCTGTTGCAGTCGTAACATAGATTAGTTTTGCCATCAAGTAAAGTAACCTTGTAGCAGGATTCACAAGTGTATTGGTCCTTTGATTTGCTCATTCCTCTTCAAACTCCTTACAACCTACACATACACCATTAATGAGTTCGTCCTCCCAGTAGGGATGTAAGCATATATCACAATCAGTAACATAAATAAAATCCATGTTTGTATCCTAACAGATAAACCCTCTATTGCTAGAGGGTCTATACTGAACAAACAATCAGGAGGGTATCCTGAAGTTACGAATGTAACATAAGTATTATATCACATTAAAAATATAAACAAGTTAAAACTAGGGGGTTACCAGGTGTAGGCGAAAGGAGGAAACTCCTACTTGTAATACGCAACCCCCTAAAATAATACTACCATTAAATTCTGTGGTATGATAAGATACAGATAACAAGCAAGAGGTTCTTCCTGCTTTAAGAAAAGGACCTTTGACAATATACAGTCAATCAAGTGGATTAGCAGGACCATGGTAACTAGCGTAATAGGCTATTACTTCACACATTTAAATGTTACTTATTTTAGTTCATTCTGGTTTTTGGGAGGGAGTGACACAGGGTTAGCTGTACTTATCATAGCTTTAATAGACCTACTATATATAGTACTACTTGTAGTACTACTATATCTAGTAATAAATGGTACACCACAATATGTAGTACCACTATATCTTGTACCTACTTAACAGCATATATTTAGAGGGTACATCAACTGTAACTATGGGTAGCAGATTGAACCCCCCCAATGTTATATGCCTATATTATTGGTGTACCTAGTCTTAGAATAATTTATTATGTTTCAATCTGTTTAAACAATTAGATGGTTATGAATAGTATCTGGGTAGGAATGTACTGGAATTAATTTAAACTAAGAGAGGGTAGCCCATTAATTAATATCAAGTATTCAAGATGCAATGAATGATATTCAAGTTGAGAGAGTGGGAAAAAAAAACTAAAAGAAATACACAGTTTAAACTGGTGTTGACTTATAATAGAATCAGTAAACAAACATAAAGGAGAAAACTAAATGAAATATTTATTAGAATATCAAACAAAAAATGGGTGGACAAAAACCTATTACAAAACTTCTGAAGAAGTAATGAAGTCTATAGATAATAGAAAAGCCAAAGGAGAAAAATTTGGAAACTATAGATTATGGGAACTAAAACAAAAAGGGAGAAACTAATGGATATAAAAGAAACAACAACACCAAAAGAAACAATAGAAAGATTGTTTAACTGGTCACATAATTATGGAGGTGTAAATAATCCTTTTTGTGTGTATCTTGACTTAATAGGATATAGCGAATCTTATTATGGTGAAACAATCGTTAAAAATCCTAGCGAATGTTTAGGGTATCTTGAATATACAATGCTATCTGAATGTTTATATTTATTTGAAAATAATGGTTATGAAACAATTTATAATATTATTGACGAGATAACACAAGAATAGGTTTATAATATTCTAGGAGGGTGTTTAAACAAGCACCCTTTAGGAATCTTATAAGATTCAAAACAAACAAGAAAGAGGTAAACAAATGACTACTAAGTATACGCAACTAACACCAAAAGATTATCCAACATGGGTAAAAGATTTGAAGGTTAGTAAAAAATCTCCAGAAGATTATCTAACTTCATTCGCCAACTGGTGTGTGAAGTATGCCATCAAGAATGGCGTAGGAGATACAGAAAACCTAGGAGATAAGCTAAGTGTTCACATCTCTGATACCAGAGGTAGAAAGACTGTAAGTAATCACAATCTAGGTAAAGCTGTGGGGCTTTGTTACTCCACTGTTTATTCTGGTAACTCAAAAGTTAGAAGAATAGAGATAGATAGAGAAACAAGCGACACTCTTAAAGCATTGGAGATTGTAGCCCACGAGGTTAGCCATGCGATTCTTCCAGATACAGTTGGTCACAAAGGTAAGTTTGTTGATGCTGTCTTCTCAGTGTTTAAACTGGGTGGCATACCAACAGCAACAAGTGTGACTTTGGAATTTTCTGAGTTAATCAAATCATGGTTAGAGAAAGCTGGGAGCTATCCATATATTGAGTTTGTTGATAAAAGAAGAAAGCAAACTACAAGAATGGTAAAACTCTACTGCCCAGACATAGACTGTGGTGGAGCAACAGAGAAATCCAGACAACAAGGTCAAGGCACAATCTTTAGAGTGTCATCAGCTGTTGTAGAAAAAGGAGCTTATCTGTTCTGCCCAATATGTATGGAGAGAGCTTACATAGATTCTCCAGTAACAAAAGACATCTATGTTTAAACAACTATAACACTATCCCCCTAGTGTGCGAGAGCCCCAGAGAAATCTGGGGTTTTTGTTTTATGCCTAAGCCCACGATACAGACGATTTAAGAGCACCATATTGATTGTGGAACTGACACCCATAGTTGTCATATACTATTGACACAGAGCAAATAAGGACACACTATATATAGTATGTTATTTTTTACCCTGTTTAAACAAAAAGAAAATCAATAGATGTTTAAACAAGTCAAGAACTATTTATAAATTAATTGTAAATAGATGTTGTATAAATCTGATAGGTAGTAATGTAAGTAATAGTTAGTGAACGATATTCATTGGCTCCTTTAGTTAGGAGGATGGAGAGAGAGAAGGTAGCCAGATAATAACTGGATAGCCCTTAACAACTACAAGCAGACCTAGGAACTCTCTCCAGA